AACACGTCGCGGGCGTGGGTTGCGCAAACCATCGCTATCCCACCAGCCCCCTTTTCGACCATACAAGCCACTGCCTCAGCATCTTGGGGCGGTCTAACTGGAACTGCTGCAGCTGATGTAAGTACACCTTCTGCTTCTGCGGCAACAGCGCCTCTTTCCTCGTTTCCAACTATAATTCAATCTAACTGGAATCTACCCTATGCCGTAGCTAGAATTATAGAGAATCATAAGAAGCGTCAATTAGATCCACTGCTAACTATTGTATTACCAGTTGGAAAATCCCTCGATACCCGATGGTCAGTACGTACCACACTTAATGACAATGTCGATACTCGATGGTCAGTTAGGACTACGGTCAATGACTCAATAGGTTTGCAATGGGATGTTATTGCACCTACTGGAGCAGTTTTTAAGGATCTAGATACTCGTTGGGCAGTTAGAAGTACTGTCAATGACTCTATCAATCCTCGATGGGGTGTTCGCACCATACTGGGCGATCAAGCGGACTTCCGGTGGAATGTTCGTACTGCCCTTGGCGATCAGATAGATACTCGCTGGTCAATTCGTACTAGAGTCAATGATTCTCTAGATGCTCGATGGGGTATTAGAACCCCGATAGGACGACAGACAGATCTACGTTGGGGTACATGGCTTGCCTCTGGTCAGGTATCGCGTTGGTCGATTGCTACATGGCAGACAAAGTGTTTGCCTATCGCACCGAACCTACCTATCAATACAAAGCAAGATCGCATGTGGGCAACAGGAATGTTGCCATCATGGTCTGGCATTGCTTCCTTCGTAGTAGGTAAGTCAAGTGATTTCCGTTGGTCGCTCAGGGCTTTCTTGGGTGATCAGATAGATTATCGCTGGAACACAAAGCAAGTCTCGTTTGCTCTCAATGATATCCGCTGGTCAACAAAGACGGTTGTCACTGATAACCTTGATACACGATGGAGCGTTCGTACTAAGTTCAATGACTCTGTCGATTATCGGTGGATAGTACGAACCAGGATCGGTGATCAGGAAGATTTCCGTTGGCAAACTAAAGCCCCCTCTGCTAAAGACAATGATATTCGTTGGGGCATTAGGGTACCATATACCAAGAACAACGATATACGCTGGGGAGTACGCACTAGGGTTAATGACTCTTCTGACCTCAGATGGTCCATTCGCACTATGTTCAACGACCAGCAGGATTTCCGCTGGGCTATTCGTACATTCGTTGGAGATCAGGAGGACTTCCGCTGGGCGATAAGGAGTCGACTTGGTGATAGTTCTGACTTCCGATGGAACACTCGAGCCCCTCTTGGTGATAATGCTGATCTTCGGTGGGCAACCAGAATTTCCAGTTTCGATGCCAATACTCTCCAATGGGGAGTTAGAATTCGTGCATCCGATACTGCTGACCTACGATGGAGGGTCGCTGCTGCAGTTAGTGACTCTGCTCAACTAAGATGGGATGTACGAGGGCTACTTAATGATTCCATAGATCTTAGATGGAATGTCCAATCTATAGCAGCTGTCCAAGATTCTATTGATCTTCAATGGGGTATTCGTACAAAGTTCAATGATAGCATAGATTACCGTTGGACAATTCGATCCCTTGCTGGCGATACTATAAATCCCCGATGGACGGTCAAGGCACTTGCCGGTGATCAACTCGGTTTGGTGTGGAATGTACTGCAGACCGGAACTGTCGGTGATCTACTTAATCTTCAGTGGAATATAAGAAGTGCACTGAGTGATTCACTAGATCTTCGTTGGAAGGTCTGGGGTTATGTTGGCAAGACCATCAATCCTCGGTGGTCTGTACGAGCTCTGCTGGCTGATAATGCTAACCTCCGATGGAATGTCAGGACTACAGTCAATGACAACCTCCAATTGCTTTGGGCACTTGGTGGTCCCGTCGGTGATACCCTCGGTTTGGTGTGGAATACCAGAGCGAAGGTGGGGGATCAAGCCGACTTGCGTTGGCGAACCATTCAGAGCATCTCAAAGCAGCGTGATCTACGTTGGGTCTTACGAGCTCTTACCGGCGATCAGCAAATGTTCGTATGGAATACGCGATCAAAGGTCACGGATTCTGTAGGGATTGAATGGGGCATCCGTACATTCTTCTTTGATCAGATTAACCCTCGATGGGCGATCAGAACCCGAGCAGGGGATTCTACTACTTTCCAGTGGAATCTGAAAGCCCATTTCTTCGAGGACTTGGATCTTCGTTGGAGGTTGTTCGGTCAGGAAGTTCTACCCCTGAGGATAGATCTTTATGACTATGAATCTATGAGAATTGCACTCAGGGACTATAAGAGATTGAATATCGAACCAGATGAATCTACTGGATTGATTATTGTTATGAGGACTCGTTAATGGCTATTCCAAACAAATACGATGTAGGGGATGTAGTCATTCTTCATGCGGAAACGTATGTAGACAATGTCCTAATTAGCGTCACTGGAGAATTCACAGTGAAAAGACCTGGTAGTGATATTGTAGAGGCTGTAGCTGCTCTGCAATCACCTGCTGGAGTATATGAGGGAGAGTATTCACCAGAGGTAAGCGGTCGACATTTCTACCGATTCATTGCCTCTGGTACTCAACAAGGTGAAGAGGAATTCTGGTTTGATGTGAGGGAGAAGCATGCCTGACTTCAGTAAGAACATTCCTGAAACAGAATATGAGGTTGATACTCATACCACTACCATTTTCCGTAAGCCCAAGGGACATGTATTGAGTCCGTCTAACCAGATGAAGTCAATCTATACTGCGGGTACGCCGGAACCAAATGCGGATGCCGATGATGGGCTTAGTTGGAATGGACTTCAATGACCTTTACACCCCCAGCAACTGAAGGTGGAATACTCCGCAAGGATGCCTACTTCGAAGCAACAGGGTATTTTCCACACGATGCTCAGAAGGATGTTCACTATGACCATCATCGACATAGAGTCCTTTCCAATGGGCGGAGATGGGGTAAAACTCTACTTGGTGGAAAAGAGTGCGAACCGACGGCGTTCCTACGCAATCGACTCGGTGAGCCTCAGCGAGGATGGATCATTGGTCCTAACTACATTGACTGCGAGAAAGAGTTTCGAGTTATCTACGACTCCCTGAAGAAGTTGGGTGTGGATACCGTATCTCATAAGTTCCTCAAGAATGTTGAGAATGGTAACATGCATATCCAGACTGCTTGGGGGTGGGATTTAGATTGCCGGTCAGCTGCTACCCCAGAAAGCTTGGTCGGAGAGGGTTTGGACTTTGTATTGCTAGCGGAAGCCGGCCGCCTTCACCGGAGTACTTTCACTGAGTATGTACGTCCTGCCCTCTCCGACAAGCGGGGCTGGTCGCTTATGAGTGGGGTGCCAGAGATATCTGCTGACATATCCTTGCTGTACTGGGGTTACCGACGGGGGTTGGATACTTCAGATAAAAAACCTTGGAAATCCTGGCGCATGCCTTCCTGGACTAATGACATTGTCTTTCCGGGAGGTCGTCAAGACCCAGAGATTCTCGAGGCCGAAGAAGACCTGACTCAGGAAGAATTCCGTCGTCAGTATGGCGGGGAGTTCATCGACAAAGTCGGCCGAGTAATGAAGGAGTGGGATGATGCAGTCCACCTCAGGAAAATCGTCTTCAACCCCGATTGGCCGGTCTATGCTGCTGTGGACTTCGGCTTTACCAACTACTGGGTCTGGCTTTGGATCCAAGTGGACAATTTTAACAGGGTCTATGTTATTGGAGAACACTACTTCCTCGAGCAGGACACGGATGAGATTGCACGATTCCTCGTCAATCACCCATGGATGTCAGGCCTGGTTGCATTCTATCCAGACCCACACAATCCCGATGACGTACGTATCCTCGAACGGATCCTCAAGAAGCCAGCTCGATTGAATACTGGTGGGGAGGTACAAACACGTACTGCCCTTGTTCGTAAGAACCTCAAGCCAATGCCACCCGATGAACCCCCGGAGAATCAAACAGCAAACATTGTCGTCGACTTCAGTTGCAAGCAACTCGCGTGGGAGATGCGAGAAGGATACCGCTGGCCTCGGCATAAGACGGAACAGAAAAACTCTACTGAGTTGCCGATGGATAAAGACAACCATGGTCCAGAGGCTCTCAGCCGTTTCATCTATGGCTACTTTAGCATAGTCGACGAAAAGATCCAATTGCCCACTACTCGACGTGCGGTAGTCGGAAGACGCAGAGGCAGGGTCCGGTAATGGAAATTGTTACTCCTTATAGTACGGTAACCCCATACATCTCTGGATTTCCAGAGTGGGTTCCTGACCTAGAACAAGCACGTATCGCCTCGTATAGTCAGTACGACGATATGTATTGGAGTGTTCCAGACTCCTTTGACATCGTGCTTGTGGATGAGGAGAATGAGGGTGGGCCGATATTCATTCCTAACCCTCGTAAGATTGTCGATATTACTGCTCACTACTTTCTCAAGGGGTTGAGCATCCAGGTTGAGGATCCTGAGAAGAATAAAGAAGAGCAGCTCTTTCTAGATGATTTCTTTGCCAGGGAGGAATTCTTCTCTCGCTTCCAAGTTGCGAAGTTGTCAGGTGTGGTAAAGGGTGATTGGCTTCTCCATATCACTGGAGATCCTGAACAACCCGAAGGATCTAGACTATCTATCACCTCAGTAGATCCTCGCAATTACTTTCCTGAGTTTGACTCAGATGACTTGAACAATCGCACAGGGGTACGATTGGTCGAACTGCAGATACATCCTGACGATCCAAACAAGTCCATCGTAAAGATTCTGCAGTATGGTTACAATGAGAATGGTACAGTGTGGAGGCAAGAGGATCTCTGGGAACTCGAGGGATGGAATGATCCTGAGAAAGCTAAGAAAATTTCCAGCATCCATCCCCTTGAGACTTTAGCGCCAGATATTCTGCAGATTCCAGTATACCATTTCAAGAATGGAATGTGGGATGGGGATCCCTATGGGTCGTCGGAACTTAAGGGGTTCGAGAGGGTATTCCAAGCCATCAATCAGGCAATCACTGATACCGATACTGGTATATCTTTGGCCGGCCTTGGTGCTTATGTTACTGATGCTTCTCCTCCTGTGGATCGTGCCGGGCGGGAAATAGCTTGGACCATTGCTCCCGGTAAGGTTCTTACTGTACCAGGACAAACCCTCTTTAAGAAGCTCGACGGAATCACGAATACTTCGTCGATTGAGAAACACATTGAGTACCTCGAGCGTTCTCTCTACGAAGCCTCAGGTACGCCAGATGTAGCCTTGGGTCGGGTTGATGTCGCTACGGCTGAATCCCCGATGACGTTGGCTGTTAAGTTCGAACCTCTGATGTCGAAGATTGAACTCAGAGATACATTTGCGATAGAGAAACTCACGCAGATGTTGTTCGATTTGAAGGTGTGGTTCAAGGTCTATGAGGGCATAGACTTCGGTGAACTGAAGATCATTCCCAAACTGGGTGATAAGCTCCCCATTAATCGAGCTAAGCATGTTGAAGAACTAACCAACATGATAGATCGCAAAGTCATTTCACGAGCCTACTTCCGTCTTGAGATGGAAAAGCTAGGTTACGTCTTCCCCGATGATATTGAACAACAGATCTTGGATGAGGAGAAAGCCTTCCTTGATGTAACCCTGCAATCTCAGCAACAACAATTTGCTGGACCAGGTGGACGCAAACAAGGACCGGGCGATACTCTTCCAGACAAACAACAGTCTAACTCGAATAACACAAATCGAGTTAATGAGTCGGATGGTAACGAAGTAGTTACCAAACGTTAACGGCGAGAGGCCGAAAGAAAGGATACCCGAGATGGGTAAGCTAGATCCCTTTTTCCTCAAAGACATTGTCATACGAGGATTCGAAGATAAGAAGGATGATACGAAGCCTGACCAGAAGAATGATTCTGAAGGTGAAGCGGATGATCAAACCGACGACGACGAAACCGAAGATGACGAAGACGACGGAGAAGAGGACGATCAACCAGATAACTCCGCCCTCAAGAGTGCCCTCAAGAAAGAGCGAGATGCTCGGAGGAAGCTTGAGAAGGAGAATCGAAAACTGGCCAAGTCACAGAAGACTCTTCAAAACAAAGAGGCCTCTGAACTCGATCAGGCAAAGAATGAAGCCTCGGAAAACAAGACCAAGGCAGAGAAGCTTGCTGCGAAACTGAAGCAATCAGCGCTGGACAACGTCATTCAGAAGAAGGCTACGGCGATGAAGTTCGTCGACCTTGATGACGCCCTGCGTCTCGTCGATCGAGAAGAAATCGACGTGGAGCAGGATGAAGACGAACCAGACGACATTGTTATCGACGAGAAGTCGGTCGATGCCGCGTTGAAAACCTTGATTTCCAAGAAGCCACACCTCGTGGGTGAAGCTAAGCCTCCTGCCAGCGGTTCAAAATTCGGTGGCGGAAAGAATGGACAGAAAGAACCAGACCCAGATCAGGCGCTGATAGATAAGTATCCAGCGTTAAGAATGGGACGTTAACTAGAAGGGAAACCCTTAAATGAGGATTGACAAGTACAATCCTGTTGGGAGCGGTTTCCGGGCACCTCTCGCCGCTAACTATACTGGAGCAGCTGCAGCTATTGCGGTTGGTCTCAATAGCAG